CTATGAAACGATTTTTAGTGTTTGCAGGTGATGCCTATTATCCTGAAGGAGGGATGAATGATTTTCAGGAGGACTTTGACACCTTGGAAGAGGCAAGAAGTTTTGAATCAAAAATCAAAGAAGAGTTTAAATCTATATGGAAGGACAGCTGGAAGAACTTCAAATGGACTGAAATTTGGGATTCGGAAACACGAACCCACGTTTAATACGCAATCGATAACCGTCAGCCTCTGGTCTTACCGAAAGCCCCCCAGCGTCAGCCTATAACCTTACCAACCAAACCCCAAACCCATGAAAACCACACCTATCGATTTCCGACGCTGGCAACTGCATATCCGCAAGGCTTGCGTCAACTGCAACCGCCCCGACCATTCCGAAACCATCAAGGCTTGGTCCGTCAACTGGACCCTGCTCGGTCGTATCCTCCAAGCCAAAAACGCCTGACCATGGAATGGATTAAATGCTCCGAGCGTTTGCCGGAACCCGGTGAACCCGTCCTGATTTTCACAACGGACATGAATCAAGCCTACGCATGGCTGGGCGACGGCCGTTGGTACTACGAACACCAAACTTGGTTCCTGACCGAAGTAAGCCACTGGATGCCTCTACCCCCAAACCCGTTCTAACCCAAACAAAATGAAAAACGAATTTATCCCCTACGAACAAGCCCTTGCACTCAAAGGGCTTGGGTTTGATGAACCTTGTTTTGGGTGGTATAATGAAAGGCAAATTTTGTTATGGTTTACGCAGGATAATTTTTGGCATGACATGGATGAAGCCGAATGTATTGTCCCCCTCTACCAACAAGCGTTCAGGTGGTTCAGGGAGAAGTGCGGATTAAATCATTTTGTTGAACTCGATGTTGATTGCAAGCCAAACTACTATAATGCCCATGTTCAATGCTCTTTAGTGTATCATGGCGACAACTACGAAGAAGCAGAACTCGCCTGCCTTAAAAAACTAATTGAACTTTCAACCAAGACGGCATAACCATGGACCTAATCTCACGAACCATCCTCGGATATACCGCAGAGGTCGTCGGAGTCAGCCCCGATGACATCTTGAGCGAAGTCAAGACCCAAGAACTGGTGCTGGCTCGGTCAATCTTTGCTGACATCGCCTACTCCGAATACCTCTACACCTACTGCCAAATCGGGCGAATCATCAAGAGGAACCACGCAACCGTCATGCATAACCTCGAAATCCTTGCCAAAAACATGAGAGCAAGGCCGGACATTAAATTCCTTCGTACACAGGTTCTCAACAGGACGCGGGATTTTTTGCAACATTAACGAGAAGCCTCTCCATCTTTGCGTTAGTGAACGCAGAGAACGTCATCCTTGACCTTTATCGAAGCGGAGAAATCCGCAAGGCTTGCCTCACCATCACGGGGGGCAATCCGCTTTGGAAGGACCTTGAGCAAGAGGTCGTCCTGATTCTGCTCGAAAAAGACCCCGACAAGATTACCAAGATGCAGGTCCAAGGCTACCTGCGATTCTACATCGTTCGGTTGATAATGAACCTGTACCGGGGCAACAATAATCAATTCGCCAAGAAGTACCGTCATCACGACGAGCGAGTAGATGTAGACCCCGAAACCCAAGAACTAAGCAAGGACTACGATACCCTGCTTGACGACCTTTGGGCTATTGCCCAGCAAGAGATGGACTCTTGGGCCAAGGACGGAGCGTTCCCCTACGACAAGGAACTACTCAACCTGCTCATGCAGACAGGCAACATGAAGGCTATGAGCCGGGAAACGGGCATCCCGTACCGGAGCATCATTTACTCCATCGAACAGGCCAAGGCCAAAATCAAAACCGCAATCGAAGCAAATGGATATACTGGTCTATCCCATCCTGATTAGTGCTTTAGCGACCCTTGCGGTCGTGGAGTTCCGGGTGCTGCCCCAGTGGTTCTACGCTTTGCCATTCGCCAAGCGGAAGCCGTTTTCCTGCATGACTTGCTTCGGGTTTTGGCTTGGGGTGTTGCTGACCCTGCCAACCTGCCAATGGTACTTGGCCCCTATCCTCGGCCTCGCATCTTCAGCCACCGCAATAATCATCCGGGAATGGACCTTCAAATGACAACCGACCAGTTCATCGTTGCCCAAAAGCATCGCAAGTACTGGGACCAATATGTGGCATCGCTGACCATGCGACTCCCACCCGATGCGGTTGGTGAACTGCAAGCCATCCTCACGGCTCACGGACGACCCCCCACGAATTGGTGGTGTGCTGACTGCGTAAAATCAGCCCTTCAATACATTTACCTGCAAGCGGACTTGTTTGCCGAAGCCAACCAAAACACCATAAACCACTCCCTGAATGCCCCTGCCAATCCCGAGCAATAACGAGTCAAGAGAAGGCTTCATCGGTCGCTGCATGAGCAACAACCAAACCAATGCAGAGTTCCCCGATACGGCTCAACGGCTTGCGGTTTGCGGGTCAATCTATACCAATCACAAGAGGCAGCAGTTCGAGTCCTATGCCGACTATGGGGAAGGTATCAGGAACAATGCCAAGCGAGGGATAGAACTCAACGAGCGGAACGGCAACAAGTGTGCGACGCAGACGGGCAAGGTCCGGGCGCAGCAGTTAGCCAGCGGGGAAGCAATTTCCCTTGAAACCATCAAGCGGATGCACTCCTACCTGTCAAGGGCAGAAACCTACTACGACAACGCAGACGACACCTCCGACTGCGGTTACATCTCATACCTCCTGTGGGGCGGCAAGTCGGCTCTCTCATGGAGCAGGAACAAACTTCGGGAACTTGGCGAACTCGAAGGCTAAAGACGAAGACGAAGCCCAAGTGCAGGCTCGGATGGACTCGCTCATGATGGTCATTACGACCCTGTGCGACTGCATCGGAGCGGTGGATGATTCTAACTCACCGAATGCATTTGCCGTGAAGATGAAGATAGTGGACAAGATTGACGAACTGATAGACAAAATCGAATACTAATGGCAGGCCGACCCCCGATTTGGAATACCCCCGAAGAACTATGGGCTGCGTTTGAGCAGTACCGAGCCGAGAACAAGGCCAACCCTTACCGGGTGCAGGACTATGTCGGCAAGGATGGGGTCATGGTTTACCGGGACAAAGAGCGTCCGATTACCTTTCGTGGCTTTGAAGGATGGCTTGCAGAGAACGGGGCTTGCTATGACCTTTCGGATTACAGGAAGGGGACTACGGACTTTCACAAGACATTCTCCCCAATCATTACACGCATAAGGCTGACCTGCGATAAGGATATGCTGGAGGGTTCAAGTGCTGGTGTTTACTCGGCCAACATCGCCTCTCGTCTGCTTGGCTTGGTTGACAAGCAGGAGAACACGGTCCACATCGAGCAACCCCTGTTTGGGGATGGACTTTAAGTACACGACCGCTATCAGCCGAATCCGCAGGATGACGGCCCGGAAGAAGGTCATCCAAGGCGGAACAAGTGCGGGGAAAACCCTCGCCATCCTTGCGGTCTTAATAGACATCGCAGCCAAGAACAAGACCGAGATTTCGGTGGTTTCCGAATCCATCCCCCACCTACGGAGGGGAGCAATCAAAGACTTTGCGAAGGTCATGCAATGGACGGGCCGATGGGTCGCAGACCGATGGAACAAGACCCTGCTCACCTATCACTTTGCCAACGGTTCAATCATCGAGTTCTTTTCTGCCGATTCCGAGGCAAGGCTCCGAGGGGCAAGGAGGCAGGTCGTTTACATAAACGAGGCGAACAACATCGACTTTGAATCCTACTACCAACTCGCCATTCGTACCAGCGAGGCCATCTACATCGACTTCAACCCGACACATGAGTTCTGGGCGCATACCGAGGTCCTGCCCGAACAGGATGCAGAACTGGTCATCCTAACCTACAACGACAACGAGGCCCTGCCTGATACCATCAAGCGGGACATCGAACTCAACCGCACCAAAGCCGAAACCTCTGCCTATTGGGCGAACTGGTGGAAGGTCTATGGCCTTGGTCAGGTTGGGACGCTCCAAGGTGCGATATACGAGGACTTCGAGGTTGTGGAGGGTATAGATGTCAGCCGTGCGAAATTCGTCGCCTTGGGGCTTGACTGGGGCTTTAGCAACGACCCTACGGCCTTGGTCGCCATCTACCGCCAAGGGGACTGCCTGCTCATCCAAGAACTGCTCTACGCTACGGGCCTGACCAACCAAGACATCGCAGACAAGTTGCGGACCTTGGGTATCACAAGGGCTTGGGAGATCGTGGCGGATTCAGCAGAACCCAAGAGCATCGAAGAAATCTACCGACTTGGATTCAACATCAAGCCAGCGGAGAAAGGTCCCGATTCGGTCAGGAACGGGATAGACATCCTGAAACGCTTTAAGTTGCAGGTTACCAAGGATAGCACAAACCTTATCAAGGAACTGCGGTCCTACACTTGGGCCACCGACAAAGAGGGCAAGAACACGGGGGTCCCGATTGACTCCTTCAACCACGCCTGCGATGCGATGCGGTATGTGGCCCTTAACAAGTTAAGAGTAAGCAACTCAGGGAAGTACGTTGTGGTGTAACTTTGCCCCATGAACACGGAACGCATCATCGACCTTCTAATCGAAATCGGGAAGACGCTTGCAGCCGTTTTCTTCATCCTCACCCTTCTAACCCTCCTTTGGACCTTATGAAAGTCGTCCACTACTACCACATCTACTGCGGAGGCAACTGGCAGTTAATCCTCAACCAACATATGATGGCCGTCTGCAACTACGGCCTCATCGGGGTCTTGGATGAGATAAGGGTCGGCATCGTCGGTCCACCCGAACAACGCAAAGCGGTCAAGGAGGTGCTGGAGAACTCGATGGTGGCCGATAAGGTCAAGGTCGTGGTTACCCGGACCAACGCTTGGGAGCAGGCGACGCTTACCGAAATGTACAAGGCCTCGCAGGAAGAGGAAGCCGTGTACCTGTACGCCCATACCAAGGCGGTGAGCGACCCATCCCTTGTCAAGCAACTATGGGGCAGGTCCATGCTATTCTTTAACGTGGTCGCATGGGAGCGTTCCATGCAAATGCTGGAGCAGGTCGATGCCGTCGGCTGCCATTGGATTACCAAGGAGCAGTTCCCACACATGGCTGACCAAAACAACCCCGACGGCTACCCCTACTTTGCCGGGAACTTTTGGTGGGCTAAGTCAAGCCACATCAAGGAACTGGGCGAACCTGTACGAGAACAACGATACCAAGCGGAGCATTGGATTGGCAAGAAACCCGACACCAAGGTCTTTGACACCAACCCCGGCTGGCCTTCACCTGAAAAATTCGTTGTAACTTTTTGATATGAAACTACTCGCCAACATCGCCTACCACCACAACCCCGAAAGGCTACCAAACCTCATCCGGGTCATCGAGGCCATCAAGTCCTACCCGGTGCAGGCCGACATCTTCGTGGACACCAACGACCCCGAAGTCGTGGGGCTACTTGCGGACCAACCCGTAACGGTTCACGCTCACACGCAACTCTCACACCCTTGGATGCTGACTGCGGTCCATCGGACTCGCATCAAGGAAACCTACAAGTACTTTGACTGGGTGGCCTACTTCGAGGACGACATGATGCTGCCCAAGGAAGGCTTCGTCAACTTCACGGAGCGGTTCGATTCGATGTTTGCCGATGGCTTGTACCC